CTTGCTGCATACTTGAGGCCACTGCCTCCTCCCATTTCCTTTGTAGGTACATAAGCGCCAATGACATCGTAGGTGTGGTTGGTAACAATCATAGGAATGTTTGCTTGTCCCAGTTTCAGAGTCAGCATTCTGAATGCACCTTTGACCAATTGGGATTTGGTCATGTCACGAACTTGTTTGTCGTTCAGTGCGTCAGTGATCTCCTTCTCTGTGGAAAGCATACCCAGAGAGTCTAGCACAAACATACAAGGTTTGCGTTCATCTTCTGGTTTCTTAAGGTATATATCGACTGCCTTCAGTGCTTTGGACCTAAATTCTTCAATTGTAACAACATTGACAACAACCAGACGATCTAGGTCAATACCCCGACTTGCGATAAGAGATTTGTTAACAGCGGCTTCAGTGTCAAAATATAGACAATAACCATCAGGGTTAGCATCAAGGAAGTTCTTGACGACAGCAAGACTGAAGAAAGTTTTTCCAGTACTAGACTCGCCAGCAATGGCAGTAATCTTATTCCCAGATACACCACCAAATATACTCCCTGAAACAAGTCCGTTAAAAATGTACGAACCTGTGTCCACGTATTGTTCTGTTTCATCGATGTCTGCTGCTAGTTTTGTGTAGTCATCACCGATCTCTTTTACAATTTCTTTCAGAAAATCCATTAAATTACAAATCCAAATTCTTCACGGGCAATTTTTTTGTAAGGACCACCAGGATTGGCGTCACGAATCTCTTTGATTCTAGTCAGTTTTTGATAAAGTGCTGCATCACCACCCAGTCGCAATGCACTGACAATGGTAGCAAGTTCTTTATCGTTAATAGGGAGGTCCATTAGGAGAAAAATAGTTCTAGGTTTACAGTTTTTTCGACGCTCCAACCGATAGCGTCAAGGATCGCTTTTAGCGGTTCGACAAAGGACTTTTCAAATTGTAGGTCATAGTCGATGTACTTGTCAAGACCAAGTTCGCGTGGAAAATCTTGAATAAAAGAGATGATGTTTTCATGGATGATGTTTGGTTTTTTTAAATAACAAAACTTGATTTTCTCTCCGTTCTGGATCAAAGAGTATTTGTTATCAAGTTTATTCTTCTTAATATAGTGATTATATAAAAGTGCGCCACGACAATGAATGGGCGTTCCTTTAGCATAGATGTCAGAAGAAGATTTGTACTTCACGACATCAGAAACTGATCGAGGGAAAGCAATCTGTTCTGGTGGAAGTTCTTTGAACTCTTTACGAGACTTATCAATGAAGTCAATTACATCTTCTTCAGTTCCAGTCATCATCAACTTCAAAGCATCCTTAATCATCTTTCTACATGGAGCAGGAGTAGAAGATTTGACTGCTTCAATGCCCATCATTTTCAGTTTAGGTTCTGCATATGCAACACCCTCACTATTCCATACGTTAAGAATGTATCGCTTCTTCGCAGTCCAGATACCACGATCAGCAATATTCTCACGCTTCATTTGCATTTTTTGGTCGTATGCGGAAACATACTCCGCCAAGTTCTGGTAAGACTTCTCGATGAACGGTTCAAACTTATCTTCGCAGATCTTATCAAGTAACTCCACAACCGCAGTTTTATCACCAGACTTGTGACTAAGAAATTTATCAACAAGAGGTCCAAGATTAAGATATATCGAATCAGTATCTGATGCGATAACATAATCCTCTTCAGTTGTAGACAACAGTTTATTTAGATATTCATTCATCTTCTTCTCAATCCAACGGATAGAGACTTGACCAGAAAGCGTAATCGCCTCCGCATTGGCCAGTTTATAGTACCTAAAATACTGATTACCGATAGCACCATAAGCAGAGTTGAGTGAGATCTTCTTTGCCATCTGGATATTGTTGCAACGGGCGATCTCTTTCTCCAGTGCTTTGGTTGGGGTCTTTTCATATTGCTGCTTTGCCTGAAGCATTCGCTTCTTGAAAATTACCCGCTCATTATACATCTTATCCATGAGTTCTGGCAGGAACCCACGGACATCCTTGCGGTACATAGCACCATTAGCACACACCGCATTGTCTTTAAACAACTCAAAGTTTATTTCTTCCTCAAGGATTCGATCAACCGTAGCTGTGGGATGTCTCTCATCCAAGAGTGTCTCTGGGGAAATATTATATTGCATAATAAGATGAGGGTACAGACTATTAAGGTCAAAGCTGACAACCCAATCATACTTTCCTGGAATCGGTTCCTTGACATAGGCACCTGCGTACTTTTCGTTTTTGTCAGACCTAATCTTTGGCGGAATAACAATATCCCGCTTCTTCAGATAATTATAGATGATGTTGTCCCACATACGGACTTGATAGAACACATCTGCATAGTTGACTTTGGCATCATAGGCCATAGTCAATGCAAGTTCAATCAATTTCATCTTGTCTTCCAGACGGTCAACAAGTTCTACGTCAACGATGTTATATTCAATAAACTTCTGCCAACCTTTAGTATAGAAATCTTTAAAGGTATCAAACTCAGAGTGATCAAGTTTCTTTTGACCTAACTCCACCTCAGCTATGTAGTCGAGACGATATGACTCTTGTGCTTTATAGGTGAACTTTTTATACAGATCAAGATAGTCAAGTTGAGTCAGTCCGCCCACATCAAAGGTAATTTGCTTTCTACCCTGAATATAGACTTCTCCCTCAGTCACAAGACCCCAGTTAGAAAAACGTTTCATCAACTTCTCTCCAAGCACCCTGTTAAGACGCTTACAGATATACGGGATATCGAACAGTTGAATATTCCAACCAGTCACCACATCAGGAACATCCTGCATCCAGTAATTGATGAAGTGACTAAGAAGTTCATGTTCTGAAGGGCAATGATGATAGGTGACATTCTTCTGCTTATTAAGAAAAGGTTTGACACCCCAAGTGATGATCTGCTTCGTGGTATAATCCTGAATTGTAATCGCAAGGATCTCCTCTGATGCAGATTCTACATCAGGAAACCCCTTTTCTGCGGTGGTCTCAATATCAAGAGTTACCAGTTTGATCTGACTGATGTCAAACTTGATCTCGTTTTCAGGATACTTTTCAGAAATATATTGATAGATGTATCGATCATTTCCATAGATCTCAAATCCATCAACCTCATCATATTTCTTGTAGAACTCACGACAATCCCGAACGGTGCCAGGATGAATTTCCTCTACTACTTCTCCATTTAATGTTCTGTATTGGGTGTCTTTTTTTGATTTTACAAAGAGTGTAGGAAAGAACTCATCCCTAAACTCAAATCTATTACCATTATCAACTCCACGAACCAAAAATTGATTGCCAATTAACTGAACATTAGTGTAAAACTTCATTCCTCGTCGTCATTAAAAAAAGAACCAAACATACCGCTGCTGCCAGGGTCACGATTATCAATCATATCCATGATTTCATCAAACTTTTTACACTGCTCCAAACCATGAAGCAAGTCTGCTAGTTGTTTGACAACCAATGGTTTCTCATTTACTGCTGCAGATTTAACTGCTGCGCGAATATGAGATTCTGCTTCGAGTAGATGATCTAGAGTATTCTTTGATAGTGCCATTACTTAATCAGGTCCTCGTATTTTTCAATTAGTGTTGGAGTGGGTTCTGCAAGGGTCAGAATCTTGTCAGAACTGATCATGAATTCTTCATCCCGTGTGGCAGTCATCAACCATGATTCTAACATCCCATCACTAGTTAGGACGAAAGGTTTGGTCAGTTTACAGTCTGGTTCTCCAGGAACTGCTGCTGGAACCTCATCAATCTCACTCACCAGGATCTGGTTGTTCGTCAGTAGAATCGCCTTGATCGTCTTGTCCATAACTTAAAACATCCTCAATGTACATTGTTTTTAATTGTTCGACTGGATTTACCATAGTCACTAACCAGTCAGAAGGAATAGGAATAACTTCATCTGCGGAAAGTGCAATCCAAGGAATTAGAGAAACTTCAAATCCTGCTTTTGTTTTGCTATCCTTTTTATCAATGACTCCAGGATTTTTCATCTTAACCAAACATGGTCTGCGAAGAAAATATCCGATAACCTTTTGATCATCCTCTTCACCGACTGCCATCTCATTAATGTCAGAGATAAGTTCTTCTCCAGACTTCAAGATCATGAGTTTGATTGTCATTTACCAACTCCATAATCAGGTGCCTTCAGTTCCAGTTCACGAATGTCCGCATGAAGACGTTCGGTTGCATTTCTCTTTTCTGTTTGACGCATTGCTTCCAATGCTGCCAATAGTTCAGGAGTTTCTTCCCACTCCCAAGTATCTCCTTTGCTACTTACAAATTGCCTTTTAGTCATAAGATTTGTATTTTCCTCTATTCTATCAATAAAAAAGAGGGGCGTCAACTGGATTTTGCCAGTTGCCCCTCGCGGCGACGATATTCAGTTTTATTTAGTAAGGAAGAAATAATTCTTCCTCTTCGGATTTTGGTGTTAATTTGTATGCCCCAATTGCTGATGCGGTAAGAACGGAGAAGAGTGCGAATAATGCCATTATAGTGTTGTAAAATAAAAGGTCTCTATACTGGGGGGACTATTAGGGGAATGCGCCCCCAAGGAACCCATCGAAAAAAAGAGTCATCGCAGTCCCAATTGTAAGAGTGGCGGCCGTTAAGTTCATAAGTCGTCCTCCATGGTACATAATTATATAGAAAAAAGTGTATCACTATGATACACTTTTGTATTCATTGCATCAGAATTTGGTCAGGATTTCAGAACCAGTCCTTACGCTTATGATATTCTGGAACAATTCTTCCAAGAACTACTGTTAAGAGCCCATCCTCAAATTCAACTGATCTAACTTCCGTCTCATCACTGAGGGTCCAAGATCTGGTGAAAGATCGTTGAGCCATTCCTCGATGGATGTAGTTTGTTCCTGTTTCTTTGTCTTCCTTCTGTCCTTCGATGAAGAGTTTTCCGTCCTGTGTGTAGACATTTACTTCTGCTTTTCTGAAACCTGCGAGTGCTAATTCAAGTCTTGATTCCGTATTACTGACTTGAACCAGATTATAGGGGGGATAATTCGACGTTGTTTCGTGTAAGTCGAACACTCTATTTAGGTACTCATTCATACCAATACTATTTTTAGAGATCTTATCCAATAGCTCAGGAAGATCAGACGCAGTGAATCGTGCGAGATTAGTCATTTTACTACTCCTTTTTAAAGCGAGATTAGATTGTGTGGACCCCGAAGGCATCCGATATATTTATAGCATAGATCATAAAAAAACGGGGTAGTGAACCCCGTAATTTTTTATTCGGTTTACCTCAGATCTTAATATCAGCAGGGAAAGTTGGTAGGTCTTTTCTTTCTGCTTTTGTTAGCATTTTTGTGGGATCAAGAATACCATTCTGATGTAAATAATCTTTGGTAATAGTCATCGTGGGAGCATTTTCTTCTGCCCAAAAGTTATACTCATTCACAATGTTATGCACAATCTTGAATTGTGTGTTGCCACCAGCAGAGTTGTGATAGTACTTTCTCATAGATGTTTTACCCATTTCAGAGTTCATCCAGGATAACATCTGCTTTTTCTTACCATTTAATCCATTTGAAGTTCCACCTTCAACTTTTCCTGCTTTATCAAGAAACACAAAAAGTGTAGTGAGACCATGAATCATATCATCACGAATATCAAGGAGAGGATTGTCATCAGATCCCCAAGTATCACGCATAAAATCTACTGATCTTGGAATGTAACTGGAGAAATCATCACCATATTGATCAATGGTTTTGATAATACGAGCACCAGATCCACTGATGACGTTACCATCAACAGCGCCAATTCCATCGACATTGAGATTACAAAGTTTTAAAATGTTCTCAAACAGAATTGCATATGGTTCTTCCAGAAAGATATCATTGCGAATGATATCCAACTTAGAGGGATTTTTACGTTGGGTATTCAGTGCTTTGTATAGACGTGCCTCTGCCTCTTGAACTTCTTCAAGTGTTGCATCTTCGCTGTGGTGCAGTTCAAGAGTATCGAGATCCTGATCACATTCACCGAAAATGTCCATCATCCCAGTGTGTTGTCCATCCACAACAACAATAGCACCACCAAGATGTTCCGGTCGAACAGATACCACAACTACTGTGGCAAGTTCTGGATCGTACTGCTCATATTTGATAATGGCGTTTCCACTAATCGTCCTATTCCACTTTCTTGCGGTCTGGAGTTCGGATGATTTGCGGGTGCCTTTTTTAAGTTTTTTCTTGTGCTTTTTAAGTCCCTTCTTGAATTTTCTTTTCGCGTTTTCAAGTGCGGGATCATTCGCTACATCTTTAAGATAGCGAAGTTCATCCATGTTAGACATGTATTACCTCTCGGTTAGATTTTGCTTTGGTTGTTCTTACTTTTCAGTAGAACCGAACGCCTTTCGTTGTTCGTACACTATTTATAACAGTTTTCAAAAAAATTGTCAACTACTATAGTTCGGGTCTCCGAACAAGAATATTATGACATAAAAAAAGCACCCTGTCAAGGGTGCTTGTAAGTTCCGACTTTTGAAGCGACCGCACGAAAGATCGCAAAATTATTTAGGACTCTTCTTGCGGTTTACCCTTCTTACCAATATTATATTTCTGCTCCAAAATCCAGTCGTTCTTATCCTTATATGCAAGAACTTTAATCTGGTTAAGAGGGGCAATATCAGCAACAGAGTCTGGATTGACTACCGTAATGAGTCCCCAGTCAGCAAGAAGACGAGTAATACGGTTCCTACGCTGTACATCATTAACAGTAAGATTAGCCCGTTTCCCATCTAGTGCGAACAGTTCCTTAAAGTGAACGATGAAGTATCTGCCTTGCTTATGCAAGATGTGACAAGACTGATATAGTTTCTTCTCTTTACGGGATGCAACACCAATACGAGTTAGTGTCTCACGCACCTTAAGGAAATCATCTGGTTCGTTTAGAAGTACCTCCACCATTTGGTCTTGCGACCATTCTACTGTAGGTTCTACAGTGTTATTCATTTAGCGCCTCCAATGTCAAGTCGTTGTTTAATGTAATTAATCTGTTCTTTTGTCAGGATTTTCAGAGCTTGAGATGCTTTTTCATTACTGTATCCATAATATTTTTTGATACATTCTAAGTCCGTGACTTTATCCTTGCGGAGCCAGGGAGAGAATCTCTTTCTTTTCCTCAAAGTATTTAGATAAAAAGAATATTGCATATCTTTATCAAGAAAGTTATACTTATTCATCTCATTTGCGAACATGACGCAATCAAGGTGCCCAGACAGACAACGATTAATGATATATGGAGGGTAAGAGCTAATGTTCTCACGAAGGTCCTCTTTGTTAAAGTTGATTGAGTTAAGCCAGTCCTTCAATTCCATAATTATAAAGTAAAAGTTCTTTGCGATCTTTTTGCTCACGCATGTATTCACCAACTGAGCGCATGGTATAAGTCAGATCAAACTCACCTGCATTCCATCCATCAAATCTTTCTTTAACCAAGTTGGAAGAGTTATAAGATACAAGTTGGTGACCAACATATCTATCACAGTCGGAAGCAAAATCATCATGATTAAATCCGTTGTGCATACTCCCCTTCTTACCATATAGATTGTCTTTGATGTCATATGGTGGATCTAAGTATGTGAATACATCTTTGCGATCCGTAAGAAGTGATTCATACGACCAGTTGGTAATCTTCCAGTTCTGAATTATTTTAGTGTATCCTGGGAGTTTTTGAATTCCTCGCAATGAGAAGTTGGAGACACTTGCTTGTCTACTGAAGGATGAGGACTCTGTGAGTCCACTAAAACTACACTTATTAACAATATAAAAACTACTAGCGCGAAATAGATTCGATTGAGTGTAATCATTAACAATGCTCTTTGATTTTAAAAATAATTCCCTTGCCGATTCTTCATCAGAATGCAAGGACTTTGCTTCTTGCAAACTTTCATATAGAAGATTGCCTTCGTCCTGTAGAACTCTCCAGAAGTTATAGAGAGGTTCATACAAGTCATTGACCCAAATATCCAAATGTGGGTACTTCTTTGTAACATGTATCGCTACACTACCGCCACCTAGAAAGGGTTCACGATACTCCTTATAGTCACGAAGGTCAGGAAAAAAGGGATCCATTTTGGTACAAGCACGGGACTTGCCACCAGGATAACGAAGAGGAGTTTTGTACGATTTCATCAAACAATCAATTTCTTACTGGGAGTTTGAATAGTAGAGAACATCTGAGTATAGTTTTCTACAATCTCATCTTGGGTCTCCGAAATATAAACAACATACTTTCGAGAAACATCAAGATCTACATTCTTGCCGGAGAGAAGAGGTGCCCATGGAGCAAATCCCATCTGACCGTCTCTGGTCGGAACAGCAACAATAGGATTACATACAGTGATAGTTTCATCACCTTCTTTTACAAGGTCAGCGACGACATCTTCGCCGGACCACATACGAATAACTTTAACGTTCATAATCAATAAAAATTAGGTGTATCACTTTTGTGGAGAAGAACTCCATCAACTTTATCCATCAAGTCTAGCATACTTCCATGCATGAGACGGTATCCATATCCAACATATAGTTGTCCAAAGAATACTGTAAGTGCCATGAAACTCCAGAAGTAATAGTAGGTTCTGGATTTCTTTTGTCTAGGGGATTTCACTCTTGGTTTAGTCATTAGTCAATTTCTCAATGTACTGGTAAATCAAA